GCTTGCGAACGGAACCCGTTCACTTGGTAGCCGGCGTATCCGTTGTCCGCCGCGCCCATCGGCAGCTGCGAACGCTGCGTCGGGTAGAACAGCTTCGCGAAGTCGCTGTAGACGCCGTCAGACATCCACAGGTCGGTCGCGACACCAAAGTTCGGGGCTGCGCGCACGATGTGAGCGCCTTCCTCGACCTTGTCCTGGTTCAGAGGTGCGCCACGCATGTCGATGACGTTCGACGCCGAAGCTTGCGCTCCGATCTGCGTGAACAGACCGTCGAACTCCTGAGGAACAAGCGACGCACTTCCGTAGAAGAGCGCCTTCTCGACCTGCCGGAGCAACCACATCGTGCCGTTGATGGTCTCCTGTGCGACCACCGATCCAATGTGCGTCCGCACGGTTTGCATCACGTGAGTGACGCGCCGCGTGGTGCCCATGTACTTCACGATGTTGATTTCGCGGCTGTAGGTCGCGTCGTCTTCGGCGGGGAGCTCTCCCTCGTCGATGAACGCAGCAATCCCGTTGCCGTACTCGCGCAGCCGCGAGTATTCCTCAACCGTGTTGTACGCAGGAGTCTTGTCTATCGAGCGCCAAAACGCTGCGGATTCCTCCTTGTACGTGACGTTCTTCAACGTCCGGTCGAGCGACTCCGGCTTCAGCGTGAAGCCATCGCCGGCCACGATCGAACCGGGAGCATTGACGCTCTGGCCCGAGCGGAGCGCTTTGCTGAGGTTCGCAAGATCTTCTGCAGACGCCTGTCCGAAACCGTCGACGTTTTCGTAGTCAGCGCTGCCTACCATTGTTCCCATCATGTCTTCTTCTCCTTCACACCGTGAGGTGCTGATGATGTCGTGCAGTTACGCCGACGTGCCTAGAGGCCCAGTTGTGCGGGGTCGATTCCGCGTTTCTTTGCGATTGCGACGACGGCGTCGCGCTTCAGTTGGTGCGAACCCTCGTACATCGCGATCGAGTGCATCCAGTCGATGCCGCTCTCACGATCGGATTTCACGAGCTCATCCATAGTGTCGAGAATCATCTCAGGCGTGAGCTTCGGGCCGGAGGTGCCCCCTTCGCTCTTCTGGATGTCGTTCACGCGCTTGCCGACCGAGGTGACGCCCTTCGCGGGCGCGGCTTGTGGAGCTGCCTTCACAGGCGTGATCACTTCGGTGTCGGTCTCGAGCTGCGACTTGAGCAAGCGAATCTCTTTCGCCTGTTCGACGAGCACACGCGCGATCGCTTTGTGGAACTCGTTGATCTCCGCGAAGCTCTTCCGCATTTCGGTGCGGTTGGCATCGAGGGTTTCGCCGAGCTTCGTGCCGAAGGCATCGAGGAACTCGGACACTTCAAAGGCCTGTTCCACTTTGGGATCTTCCACGAGCTGCTCCTTGTGACTCTTCTCGAGTGTTTCCTCGCTTTTGGTGAGCGAGATGAGTTCATCGGTCTCCGCTTTCGAGAGCTTCTCGCCTTTGGCAAGCTTGCCCGCGAGCGCGGCTTGACGAAGCGAGATTCCGTTGGCCTGGGCCTTCACGAGGTTGTCCATCTCGTTCAGAGCCTTCTGCAGGTCGACGTCGTCGATTTCGGACTTCTTACCTTCGTCCTCATCTTCGTCTTCATCGCCTTCATCGACCTCGCCGTCACCGTCGTTGTCCATGCCGTCTTCATCTTTGTCTGGCATGGCCTTGACGACCTCCTCGAGAGGCTGCTTGTCGATCTTTTTCGCGGGGTGCTTCTTCATATTCGTTCTCCTCAAGCCGCTTTCGCGGCGCGCTGTACAGCAAACGCGTAAATGCGCGCCGCCGTCGTTTCGGTGATCCCCGGATAGCGGTGCTGAATGACCGTCATCGCCTCCGATTTTCCGAGCTTCTTCCGCTTCTTCTTTTTGGATCGCGGGTAGCCTTCGAGCGACTCCATCGCGAGTACGCGACCCGCACCCTCGCCCGTCTGTGGACCGACAGGAACATTCGGTGACGCTGGACCCATCGCAAGCGCCTTGTTCATGGCATCCATGGACTTCGCGAGCACCTCGAGCGCGGCGTCGTGATTCACAGGAGCGTTGGTGATTGCGACGTTCTTCACGTTGGCTGACGCAATCACCGGGGTGCCGCCCTTGTTCAAGCGTTGGGTGACCTTTCCCTCAATGGAAAAACCGAGGCGACGTTGGGTTCGTTGCAGAGCTCGAGAGAGTTCCCAAATGCGATCGGCTGGCGGATGCCCCTTCAGTAGGTAGCCTTCGACGAACCACCCGGTTTTGTCGGCGTCGCGCCCATTGGGCAGCGTTTCGCCTTTGTGTACGAGCTTTGCCGATTGAGGAAAGCCGACGATGTCGGCGGTGGCGCGACTGTGGTTGTCGTTGAACCAGCCGTCTTTGAGGAAGGGATCGAAGTTGAGTCCTTCTTGGAGGACGAGCTCGCCTTGCTTGTCGAGGCGTGCGCTGGAGACGAAGCCGCCGATGCGGCGTTCCTTCTCGGGATCTCCAGCCTTTTCGAACGGCTCGATCTCAACGTCGAAGTGGAAGTCTTGCTCGTCCAACACGTTTCCAACCTCTGAAATGCGAAACGGGCGGTGCCTCGTTGCCGAAGTACCGCCCGCCTCTCAGATCGTATGGGGGACACGACCAGGCCTTGGGGCGAGGTCAGGCTATGTGCCGTTTGGATCTTGGGTCAAGCGTCTAGATCTGGTCAGCGGCGAAGGATGAGCTTCGTCGGGGCGTCTACCGGTAGCGCACTCTTCTGCAGCGTAACTGGGAGTGAAATCTCTTTGCGACAACCTGGGCAAGAGGTGACGCAGCTTTCTCCGTCGATAGAGAACACAAGGATGGGCACGCGAACTTTGAGTTTGCCGTCGCTCTTCTGCAGCAACCGGGCGTGACAGTGCGGGCAGTTCATCGACGCACGACAAGCGAGCGCATCTCGTCTCGTACCGGTTCGATCGCTCGCTTGCGTTCCATCTCGAGGGCCAGGCTTTCACGCTTCGTCTTCGCAATCGAGCGTGAGGCCTCGCGAATGGCGGGCAGCATCTGCGGGAGGAACTCGCGAAACTTCAGCTTTGGCCGAGGGTGTTTCAGGCCAGCAAAGCGCTCTTCCGGCGCCATGTGTCGTTGTCGAGCTTCAGCCTGCGCTTCCTTGTCTTTCTTGCGTCGCTTCTTTCTCGCTTTCGCAGTGAGACCGGCGGTCTCCGCTGGGGCGATGGCTGAACTACGATCGACTTTCTTCTTCGGCGAGGTTTGATTCCCTAGCCAGTTCATCATGTAGAGCTTGGCCGGTTGCATCTCGCTGATTTGGATCGGGTCGGACTTCTTGTAAGAGACGCCTTCGAATGCGTGGGCTGCCTTCAAGAGCTTCTTGATGGGGAGGTGGATGCGCACGACGTTGAGGTTCATGTTTGGATCGAGAGTGTGTGCGGCAGCCCAGCGGTGATGTCCGTCGAGAAGATAGTTGTCCTTCGAGGCGATGACGGGCTTCTGCAAGTGTTCTAGGTCTTGCCGATCGACTTCGTTCTGCACCTTCTCGTGATGGAGCTCGCTCTGTGTGGGCTTCAAGCGGTGAGCTGGCTGGGATTCCGAGGTGACGCTGATGCCCTTCGATTGAAGCTCGTGGATGAACTCAGGCACGAGAGAGGAGCGAATCTGAGGCATGTCGATTCGCTTGATGCCGAGATTGCCTTCGAGGAGCTCATCTGTGTCGACCTTCGGAGACGGCTCTAGTGCCAGCGCTGGGTGCCATGAGACGGTATGTGCAGCATCGGCCCAGCGACCTCCCTTTGGCCCGACGTAGAGCGTCTGGGCCTTCTTCAGGTGGTCTGCGAGAACGAGCTTCACGTGGGCTTTCTCGCTGGTTGGCGAGGGCCAGTGTAGGGCGTCCAGGGGATAGGGGCGAGTAAGCCGGTATCGAGCGGAGCGTCGTCGATCGCTTCGGCCTTGCGGAGAATGAGCTTCGGTGGCTCGCGCCAAGGGCGTTCGCTTTTCTCTTCTTGTTCCGTCTCTTCTTCATCTGGTCGCCCGGGGACCAGCTCGCCACCGACCCACTGTGTTCCTGGTGGCAGGAACTGAAGAACGCAAGCGCAACGTGGGTGAACGCCCTCGACAACAGCGCGCTTGTCTTTTCGCCCGAAGTTGGTGCCGTTCGCGCGAAGTTCAGAGAGCTTGAACACTTTCGGATTGCCGTCTGCATCGAGGTATGCGGCGACACATTCTGGGCAAGCGGACGGCGCGGGAATCTTTGAAACGCGTGCTTCCGTGCCGTGTCGCTTTTCGATTGTGGAAGCGAGTCCTTCTTGGATCGCGTTGTTCGTTTCGGTGAGGGCGATGCGGTCCCAATCGCGTGTCCAGTTGCCCATTGCGTGTCCGAGGTCGGACTTGAGCTGTTGGATCGTCTGACGCTTTTCGAGGTTGGCCGCGGTCTTGTCGCGAATGATCTCGATCATCCGTTCGGGCGTGAGATTCGCTTCAGCCCCGGTGATAGCGCCCAGCACCTGGCCTGCGACTCTGGTGCCCAAGCCTACGACGTACTGGCCGGCGTGTTTCTTGGCCGTGTCGATCGCAGCTTTCTCCTGGGCGGAGAGAGCGAGTTCTTGCTTGCGATCTTCGACGAGCTGCGCCACCTGCTGAACGGTCTTAGAAGCGAGATTTGGATCGCGTAGGATTGCGAGCAGCTGACCGTAGGTGAATGGGTCGGAGATGAGATCGGGGGTGTCCGGAAGTTGGATCCCAGAAGCACGTAGGTCTTTCACGAGATCGGGCGGGAGGGATTGCGCTCCGAAGATGGAGAGAGAGATTGCAGCGTGATGCTTCGCGATGATCGCGCGTACTCGCTGTAATGTCTCGGCGCTCCAGAGGGCCATGCTGCTACTCCGCGAGTACGGCGGTGATTTCGTCCAGCATGGAACTCATCTGTTCCTGATAGGCCTTTTGAACGCGATCGATGAGAGCTTGGGGCATCTTGTGAGGGAGCTTCTTCGGCTCCATCTCAGCCTTTTCCAGGTCGCCGTGATCGCAATTGGCGTGGGGGGCTACGCCGAGCTGCGTGGAAAGCGCTGAAACGAGCTTCGCCCGAACGTCGTGGGTGTCCTCGACGCCGGGCGGAAGCTCAATCTTGATGCGCGCCTTCATGGCGCGGTCCTTACGCGAACCGCTTGGCGAGGCGTGCCTGCACCGAGAGGTCTGCAACCGCGGTGGCCACGGTGCCGGTCTCAACAGTGATGACGTCGCCGGCGACGATGTTCGCCAGCGCATCCGATGCCGGCAGCCCGATCTTGATCGTGCCATCCGCGTCTGCGTTGTCGATCGACACCGCTGCTGACAGCATCGACACGCTGTTCTTCTTCACGTCGATCTGCGTTGCAGAAGCGGTGCCCGCGACACCGGCGCGTACGACGACTTCGACGAAGGCCAACGGCCCTCGCGCGACCATGGCGAAAAGGATGTCGGAGGCCGACGGAGCCACCTTCTCGTGGAGCTTGATCTGCTCGTCCATGTACTGAAGGCCCTGCACACTGTTGGCGTGCTCGGCCGGTGTCTGCGTTGTGACAAGTGCCATTTCTCTCTCCTACCGGGCACGCGCCCGTGAACGTTGTGAACGATCCATTTCGCTACACGCCCGCTACCGCATATAGCACGCGTGCTTCTGTCGCACCCGCGTTGTCGATCATCACGCCGGTCACCGTGCCCTCGAGATAGAAAACGCCGCGCGACGCAGTGCCCTTCTTGAGTTGGATCGACTGAGAACCGCCGTTGAGCTTGAGCGAAATGTCCTGATCGAATGCGATGAGAAGCACACGAGCCGTGGTCACGCCGCCGAACGGGACTGCGGTATTCGTGCTTGCCGCAGCGACCTTCAGCACGCCGTCGTTCTCCTCGGCCACAACTGCAGCGGTGTCTTCGGTGAGAGCCAATGCGTTCTCAAACAGCTTCTCCGCGCCGACGGTATCTTCGGTGATGAGCAGCGAGAGCGTGCGCAGCATTCTCACAACGAAACCTCGAACGATAGCGATCGGCCGACTGCCTTCTGAGTCTCATCGTCCGCGGGAGCGCTTTGCTGGTCAACTTCGCCTTGTGCGTCGTCTGGCGCTTGCTGCTGTTCTAGAGGATCTGCATCGACTCCAGGAGAGCCAGGAGGAAGATTCGACGGGCCTTGCTGCTGTGCCTGCTTTGCTTGGGCCCACTGGATCCAAACTGGGCTGAGGATCACCTCGCCGAGCCCGTTTGGAAGCGGAGCGTCTCCTCGCTCCTTGCGAATCTGATCGACGGTCTTCACCGTTGAAACCTCCTTCGTCTGGAGGTCGATGAGCTCTTCAGCGGTGCGTCCATTGATGCCGGCGAACTCGAGCTTGAAGCGATCGTCGAGGCGGCTCACGATCTTGTCGTTCAGCTGCTCAACGATGTGCTTCGCGAGGGGTACAAGGCCCTTATCGCGCGAGTATTTGAGCTTCTGCTCTTGGGAGCCTTCCGACATCGTCGATGTCTGACCAGAGTTGCCGAACTGGAAGCCGATCTCTTCGGGGGCGATGCGGAAAACAGCGCATGCGACTTTCAACAGCCAGTCTATCCAAGACGCGAACTCCATGTCTCGGTTGCTCTGCTGCATGTTGACCCACTGAACCTCTTCCGAGTTTAACACCGGTGTACGGAACGCGTTCTGCACGCCGGAGACCATCGCGTACCACTGCCGACGAAAGTTCTGGAGCTCGGCTTGAGGGATCGCCCCTTTGAAGTTGATGATTCCCTTCGCGACACTTCCTTGCGAGAAGAATTTCGCGTTGTAGTCCACGCCCCATAGCAGCGCCGTTACGATCACGATCAGCAGTTCCATCTCGCTCTGACCGTAACCGGAGTAGCGCATGTCCGAGCGCGGATTGCGCACGCCGAAGATGAGCTCTTCTTCGGTGAACTCGGCGCAGATCGTGTTGTCGTAGATCTGCACATATTGGATCGAGTCGTCGATGTAATCGATCTCGTCGAGAGTATCAGCGATGCGAATCGATGAAGCATCGAGCACGCGCCAGTACGCCGGATACTCGTTGTCCTTCGATGGAATGACCTCGCAATTCCACTGGTCCATGCTCAAAGAATCCCAGACTGCCTTGCGAAGGAACGCGCCGAACTTGTCGCGCTTGATCTTCAGATCGGGATGTCCGCACGCCACGATCCAACGGGAGATCTCAGCCGCGCGCTCCTTCATATCGGCGGTCATGTCTTGATGATGGTCTCTCACCGAGATCTTGAAGCCGAGTGAATGTTCGTTCTGCTGAGG